TGGATCAGCAGTTACTTATTCTGATGCTATTAAAGGTATAACAGGATATTCAGAAGGCATTATAGCTGTATCAGCAGGTAATGTTTTTTATACATATGATGCATCTAAATGGGTAAGAGTAAGTAGACTATCTGGTACTACAACTGGAAATGGAGATGCTCATACTGCTTTTATAAGTCGAGGTTTAATATCTAGAACAACTCCTGATGACTTAGTAGACTTTACAGTTTTAGAAAGAGCATCAGCAAATGATGAAGTTATAATATGTGATGGTAAAAATAAACCATTAATAATAAGAATACATAGTACAGGTGATGTAACAAGTTTAAGTTATCTTGTAAAAGAAATAGCTATAGATACTAATAAAACTCCTACTGCAAGTGTCATACATAGAAATAGGATGGTAGCAATAGGAGATCCAACTAATCCACATACAGTATATTATTCAGATGTAATAGATGGAGATATTAGTTTTACTGGAGGTACTTCAGGATCAGTTACTTTAGAAGATAAAGTAATAGGAGTTCAAAGTTTCAGAGACAATGTAATTTTATTTTGTAAAAATAGTATTTACAAAATTGTAGATTTAGGAGATTCTAGTAATCAACAAGTTGTACCTATTTCAAAAAATATAGGTTGTGTAAGTAAAAATACAATCCAAGAAATTGGTGGAGATTTAATTTTCTTAGCACAAGATGGTTTAAGAACTTTAGCAGCTACAGACAAAATAGACGATACAGAATTAGGTACAGTAAGTAGACCTGTTAATAGAATTATAGTTAAAGATATAGTAGCTTTAGCAAATACTTTAGACTTAGCTAGTGTAGTAATAAAAGAAAAGAATCAGTATAGATTATTTTATTCAGCAAGTGCATACACTGGAGGAGATGGAGGAAGATCAACTGACATTTCAGAGTCTAAAGGAATAGGAGCTACTTTAACATCTAGAGGTTTACAGTTTTTTGAATTAGAAGGTATGCAATGTAAAGCAATAGCTTCTACAATAGATTCAAATAATACAGAAGTAGTATATCATGGAGATAGACATGGAGCTATTCTTACTCATGATATTGAAGAAGCATTCTTTACTAATGCAGCTAATGCAGATATTAGAGCTGTATATAGAACACCATTTTTAGATTTTGGTGATATGGGAACTCAAAAAACTTTAAGTTATGTAAATTTAAAAATAGAACCAGAAGGTTTAATAACACCTATATTAGGAGTTAGATTTGGAGAAGAAAATTATTCTCCTGCACAACCTGCAGATATTACTATGCCTAGATTAACATTAGCTTCAAACTTTGGAGAAGCTAGATTTTTTCAAACAAATGTAGCAGATTTTAACTTTGGTGCTTTAAGTACTCCTTTAGTTAGACAGGCTGTGCAAGGAAGTGGGAACACTATTCAATTAAAAGTAACATCAGATGATCAACAAGCTTGTTATGTAATACAAGGATTATATATTAATTACTATCCATCAGGTAGGAGATAAGTAAAATGGCAGTTTATTCAGCAAAGGTTAGCACATATTCAGATGGCGAAACTATAAATGCAAGTTTATTTAATAATGAATTTAACCAAATTGTAGCAGTATTTGAAAAAGATAGTGGGCATACTCATGATGATGTTGCAGGTGATGGAGGACCAATTACAAAACTAAGAGGTCAAACATTAACTTTTGGAACTACAGGATCTGCTTCTGATGTTGCAATTACTTTTACTACAAGTGGCAATACTGGAGTATTAACTTGGGATCAAAGTGAAGACTATTTTAAATTTAGTGATGATGTATTAATAGATAGTACAGAAAAATTACAGTTTAGAGATACTGCAATTTATATTAACTCAAGCACAGATGGACAACTAGATATTGTTGCAGATACTGAAATACAAATAGCTGCAACTACTATAGATATAAATGGTAATGTAAGTATATCAGGAAGCATTGCAGATGCAACAACTATTACGGCTTCAGGGGAAATAGAGGGTGGCACATTAGATATTAATGGAGCTGCTTCAATAGCAGGTGCTATAACAGATGTAACAACTCTTACAGCTTCAGGGGAAATAGAAGGTGGTTCATTAGATATTAATGGAGCTGCAGATATATCTGGAGATTTAACTTTATCTGGCGGTGGTGATGGTGCTCTTCAATTTACAAATGCAGGTGAAAATTCTATAAAGATTCCAGATAATCAAGCAAGTGCATTAATTATTGAACAAGCAGACAATGCTTATATGACCTTTGATACAACTAATGGATCTGAAAAAATTAAAATACCTGATGATATAACTTTATCATTTGGTGATAGTTCAGATTTTACAATAGAACACAATGGAACAAATACAAAGCTTCTTGAAACTGGTACTGGTAATTTAGAAATAGATGCTGAAAATATTAGGCTATTGCATAGTTCATCAGCAAGAATGATGTCAAGTAGTACAGGACTTATATTTTATGAAAATTCATTTTTATATGGTGATGTTCAAATAGGCAGCTCTAGCAGTACTGCAACATTAGGCTTTGGAAACTCTGGAGCTTCTACACAAACATTTAATGACATTAGTACAGATTTAACTTCTAGCAATGCTGCATCAGATATACCAACAGCAGCAGCAGTAAAAACTTATGTGGATGCACAAGTTGATACAGTAGATACATTAAGTGAAATTTTAACTCTTAGTTCAAATGAAACAGGAGGTCAAAATTTAAAATTTGGTGATTCAACTGGATCAACTGATGATAGATTACAGTTTGGTGCTGCACCAGATCTTTTAATATATCATAATGGAACTATATCTGTAATTGATGGTCGTGGTGAAGGAGGTAGAGCTCTTTCAATTTTTGGTGAGCCTGTAAATTTAGCTCATGCAAGTAGTATAAAACTTTCAACAAGTTCAAGTGGTATAACTGTAACAGGTGAAGTATCAGCAGATTCATTAGATATATCTGGTGATGTAGATATAGATGGAACATTAGAAGCAGATGCAATCACAGTTAATGGTACAACTTTAGCTGAAACAATTTCAGATACTGTAGGAGCTATGGTAACAAGTAATACTGAAACAGGTATTACAGTAACATATGATGATAGTGATAATACATTAGACTTTGCAGTTGGAACACTTAATCAAGATACTTCAGGAACAGCAGCTTTAGCAACTGAAGTTACTGTCTCTGCTAATAATAGTACAGATGAAACTATATTTCCTGTATTTGTAGATGGTGCTACTGGAAGTCAAGGTTTAGAAACAGATACAGGATTAACTTATAATCCTTCTTCTGGTACTTTAACATCTACTACATTTAGTGGTGCATTGAGTGGTAATGCTACAACAGCAACAACAGCTACTAATGCTAATCATGTAAGTGTAGCTGACAATGAAAATACTAATGAAAATAATTTAATTACATTTATAGAAGATGCTTCAGCTACAGGTAATGTAGGATTAGAATCTGATGGAGATTTTCATTATAATCCTTCAACAGGTACTGTAACGGCTACTGCATTTAGTGGTGCATTAACGGGTAATGTAACTGGTAATGTTAGTGGTTCATCTGGTTCTTGTACTGGTAACGCAGCAACAGCAACAACAGCTACAAATGTAGTTGTAACAGATAATGAATCTACTAATGAAGATAATGCTGTTGTTTTTGTTGCTAATAATGATCTTGATGGCAGTACAAGCATAGGTTTAGAGTCAGATGGAAATCTTGTTTATAATCCTTCAACAGGAACTTTAAAAGGTCCTACTGCAGATTTTACTAATGTAAATGCAACCAGTGTAACAACAGCTACAGATTTAACCATAGACCATATTACTGCTTCATTAAAACTAAAAGATCACTCTGGCTCTACACATTCTTCAATAACAAATAGAATAACGCAAGCTAATACAGAGTTAAGTGCAAGTGCATCTGATGCTAAAGTAGCTTTACCAGATGCTCAAGGAGCATCAAGTACTGCAACACTTCATGCAGGATTTTTATTTGGTAATAATATTCAAAGTGATAAAACTTCTATGACTGTAACAGAAGTTTGTTCATTAAGAGGAGGCGGTTTATTTGTTTATAATGATGCAGATGGAATTGATATAGATTTACCTGCAGCTTCATTTACTGAAAGCAGCACTACTTTAAGAATTGGTGATACAATTAAATTTGTAGGATTTCAAGGAACTATGACTTTTGATGTAGATGGAAGTGGAACAGCACAAACTATATATAAAATAGGTAATACAACTAACGGCACAGCAGCAGTTGCGGCTAACTCTGGAAACTTTACTTGTGCTGCAGGTGGATATTTTACTTTAACTGCTGTATTTACAAATACTTATATAATTACTGAACATTGTGGATTAGGAGGTATCTAATGGATATAAACAGTGCAGAGCATCAGACAATAAAAGACTCATTACCTAATGCATCTTTTTGGTTAAGCGTTAGACAAGAAAGAAATGCTTTACTTACAAAATCTGATTGGACACAACTAAGTGATAATGGTTTATCTAATAGCAAAAAAACTGAATGGTCTACATATAGACAAAGTTTAAGAGATTTACCAACAACTTATTCATCCGCCTCTGATAGAAATGGTGTTACATTTCCAAGTGAGCCAAGCTAATGAGTAGAATAACAACTAAAGATTTATTAGCAAAACTAGAAAAACATGAAGCCGAATGTGCTCTACGATTAGAAAATGTTCAGAAACAATTAGAAAAAGGTGCAGAAAAAATGCAACGTCTTGAAAATAGAATCTATGGTTTTAATGCTATACTGCTTACAGGCATAGTTGCAATTTTATTTAAAATAGTTTAAAGGATTTAATAATGAGTAAATATTTAGAAGCTTTAAAAAATAAAAGAAAAAAATATCAAGAAGGTTCAGAAGTTGATGAAGATAATAATATTGTCAATGAAGCAACTATTACACCTGATGATAAGGGAGCACCCACACAAATAGATATAGAAAGACCAGAGACTCCTGAAATAACAGATGCAACAACAGGAATAGCACCAGATATTTCTACAGACCCTGAAGCTTCTGCAGCTTTTACTACAGCACCTGAAGATATACAACAAGTAGCAAGTAGACCTACAACAGATACACAATTAGCACAAGATGTTGTAGCTGCTCCTATAAGAAATGTACAACAAGTAACTCCTGCACAAGCAGCTACAGAAATACAGGAAGTTCGAGCAGCTCAATATGATCCAACTATGACTGCTGATCTTGATCGTTTAAGTCCTGCTGAAATGCAACAAGCTGCAGGAGAATTTGCTCAGACTGAAGAATATAAAGACTATGAAAAATTATCAAAAGAAATATTTGAGTCTGAAGAATATAAAGGAAAACTTAGTGAATTAGAAAATTTAAGCAAACGAATAAATTCAACTAGAAACAGAGCTACTAGAACTGCTTTAATATCTCAAAGAAATAATATACAAAATGAATTAACAGAATTACAAGCTCCTTTAAAAACTGCATCAGAAAGTTTAAAAGTAAAACAAAATCAATACATGGAGAACTTTAGAAAAGATCTTTTAGGTGAAGTTCCACAAGGTCAAGCTGTTACAGTTTTAAATCAAGTAGATGTTACTAAGAAAATATCTTCTAAAGAAGCAGGTCAAAAACTAGCTTCTGAAACTAATATAAACAGTGAGCTTAGTGATGATATTGCAAATGATCCTGTAGGTGCAATAGAAAAAGTAGAAGGAGCAGATTTAGAAAGCCGTACAAATATTGCAGATCTTCCTGAAGAAGCTTTAATGTCTACGCAAATGGAAGGTCTTCTTGCAGGAATGGAAGAAGGTAAAACTCCATTATGGGCAAAACCTGCAGTAGATAAAGTAAATGCTATGATGGCTGCAAGAGGTATGACAGCTTCAACTGTAGGTCGTGATGCTTTATTTAGTGCTATTATACAAGCAGCTATGCCAATTGCTCAAGATAATGCTAAAGCTTTACAGGCTAGGGCAGCTCAGAAATTAGATGCTGCTGTACAATTTAAAAAGCAAGAAGCAGAATTTGAACAACAAATGACGATAACTAATTTAGCAAATCGTCAACAAGCTTTTATTCAAAGTAGAGAATTAAGACAACAAAAATTGCTTGCGGATCAAAGTGCTGATAATGCAGCTAAACAATTTAATGCTGCTAATCAACAACAAACAGATCAGTTTATGGCTACAATGAAAAATAATATAAGTCAATTTAATGCTTCACAAGATAATGCAATGAGACAATTTAATGCAAGTGAAGTAAATAGAATAAATGCTTTGAATGCAGGCAATGAATTACAAGCCGATCAATTTAATGCACAGCTTGATCAAGATGCTCAAAAGTTTTACGAGTCTAATGTATTAGCTCGTGAACAATTTAATGCTACAAATGCTCAAGCAATTCAGCAATCAGATTTAGCTTGGAGAAGAAATACTAATACTGCAGCTACTGCAGCTTATAATGCAGCTAATCAACAAAATGTACAAAATGAATATAATATAACTGCATTAGAACAAGCACAGATATGGTTACAAACTCGTGATGCTCTAGCATATATTAGACAAAGCTATGAAAATGAAGAACAACGAATAGCTCAATTATATGCTACAGCTATAGGAAATGAAAGTGGTATGGCTAAGGGTGGAGCTTTTACTACTGCATCAAAAACATCTAATTATATAGATAAATTATTTGAATAAAATGGGGCTACATAATGGGATTAAAACTAAAAGTAAAATTTAAAAAATTTAAAAAGTCTGTTAAAAAACTAGGAAAAAAAGTAGGCAAGGCAATTAAAAAAATTGCTAAAGTTACAGGCATAGATAAAATAATTCGTGAAGTAGGTAGAGGTATTAAAAAAGCTTTTGTATCCTTTGGTAAGTTTATGAATAAAATAGGTGTAGTAGGACAGATAGCTATGATGTTTATACTCCCTGGGATTGGAAGTGCTTTAATGTCAGGTCTTAATGCTTTTGGTACAGCAGCAGCAGCTTCAAGTAATTTTTTAATTAAAGGTTTAGGACATCTTGCTAATTTTACTCATACTGCGATTTCAACAGCAGGTAATGTTTTTAGTAATGTTACTAAAGGTGTTGTAGATACTCTTGGAAACTTTGGAAAAACTTTAGGTAAAAAATTAGGATTTGAAACTGGAGGAGCACAAAACTTTTTCGGTTCTGGTGATTCTGCTTTTAGTCGTAGTTTTACAAATGAAAATGTTAGTCGTTTTCAAAATATAACTTTAGGCGAAAAAGAATATCAAACAAAATTACTTAAAGGTATGGAACAAATAAATGTTGAAGCTGCAACAAAAGCTAATTTAGATAATATTGTTTCAAAAGGCTATGAAGGAAAATCAAGTGATTTAATGCGTTCTCAAAATAGAAGTCAACTTACAAGTAAAGGTATAGAGTTACCACCAACTGAATTGAATACTGCTGTTGTAGAACCTATTCCTCAAATAGATACATCAAGTGTAAGAGATTCTTTATTAGGTGATGTAAGTGTTGCTGATCCTTCAACATTTGTAGATCAAGTACAACTAGATAATTTAAATAGAGCAGTAATAGATCCAAGTGCTGTTACACAAACACAATTAACTCCTATAGATAGTCGTAGTTTACTAGAAAAAACTACAGATTTTGGTAAAGGTCTTGTTGAAGCAGGAAAAGATAAATTACAAGAAGGTATAGATTTTATTACAGATCCTAAAGAAGTAATGGATTTTGGAGTTGAAAAAACTGGAGAACTTGTAGATAAAGCTGCTCAAGGTTATACTGTTTTAAGAGCTAAAGAAGAAGCATATAAAGATACATATGCAGATGAAGGTTTAGTAGATCCTAGAACTCCTATACAAGAAGTAACTGCATATTCAAGTTATGTTCCTACAATTGTACAAGCAGCAGAAGTAGGATCAGGAGGCTTTGAAGATATAACAAATAATTATGAAAGTTTAGCTTATAGTAATAATCAATATGGTAATACAGCTTATCAATTAGATTCTGGATATAATGATTATTTAAGAAGAGTAGGACAATCTAGTCAATTTAATCCTAACAACTGGGGAGGAACATCATAAATGGCAGATGAAGAAGTAAGAAAAGAACAAGCAGTTGAGGAAATGACTCAAGAAGATTACTTTAATCAAGCAAGGTTTGATGGTCCAATTGCAGGACAATCATTAATGGAAGATCCAAGCAATGCAAGACCAGATGAAAAGCCTCCAGTTTTTACAGCTTTAAAACCTGCTTTAGAATATACTTGGTCAAAATTAATTGAACAAGAAAACTATGTTAGACTAATGAATTTAATAGCTAATGAAGTACCTATTTTAACTTTATCTAAAGGCATAACATTTGTAGGTGTTCGTGATGGAAAATGGAATCCTGATATGATGATGTTATTAATTGAGCCTGTTGCTTATATGTTAATTGCATTAGCAGAAAGACAAAGTATACCTATGGTTATTTATGAAGGCGAAGAAGAAGATGAAGAAGCAGAAGAAGAAGTTATGGGTACATCTATAGAACAAGCAAGACTAGACGAGTTAAAATCAAATGCAGAAGCTAGTAGAGTTCCTGAAGGTATTCTTTCTGCACAAATGCAAGCAGACTTAGAAGCTATTCCAACATCAGGTTCTTTTGATGCAGACGAACTTAATTCAAGTTCTACAGGAAAACAAAACTCAACAGTAGAAGGTACTATACCTGAACCAGAAACTGTTGGACCACAAGAAAGTTTAATGGCTCGACAATAATAAAGGAAATAAAATATGGCTATTGAAGATTTAGGCAGCTCACTTTTAAGTGATGTTCGTGAAAGAAAAAATGAACAATACGAACAATATAAAAAAGATCAAAGAGATATATCAAGGACTATTGAAAGAAAAGAAAGACAAGCAAAACTTATTAGCTTTGGTCTTAATACTTTGGTGGATATTGGAAATAGAGTAGTTGCTAAAAAAACTCAAGATTTTTTAACTACTGAAAATCAATTAAATAATTCAGCTATGATTAAAAGTGCTGACACTTTTGCTCAAGATTATCAAAAAATTGATAGTGAAATAAAAAAGTATAATGGTACTGGTGCAGATTATTTTGCTACTCAAGTTACACCAACTGTACAAAAATATATAGATTCGAAATATGATTATACTTATAGTACAGCAGATAAAAGTGCTGCAGTAGCTGCATTAGCTATGAATTATGGTGAATCTCTTTATGAAGCTCATGAATCAAATAGAAAAAATTATGAAAAGTTAATAGCAGGTGATATTAATTTTCAAGATTATAAAAAAGAATTATATGATTTACAACCAAAAACAATGGTAGATGCTTTTAAAACTAAAGCTGCATCTTTATTTAGTAAAGGAGAAGATGTAGGAATATCTAGTGCTAGAATGATGGGAATGCTTGATGTTGTAGAAGGAATATTAGATGATGATGGTGATGGAGTTATTTCTAAAGAAGAAAAAGAAAATGCATTCTATGATGTTTATAAAAAAACTAAAAATAACTCTTTAACAGCTTTAGAGATACAACAAACATATGAAGATTTAGGTATTGAAAATATTAAAAAAGCTAAGGCAATATTTGGTAAGCCAGAATCTTATGCTACTTTAAATGACTTTGGTGACGAAGTTAATAGATCAATGCAAGAGGTAACAGTAAATGGAGTATCTCATGGTTGGGTAGATGTACAGACTGGTGATATAATTAAAAGCATTAATGGAGAATCTAAAGATACTTATAAAAAAGTTTCAAATATAAAACCTGAAACATTAAGAGCAATACAAACAAAAGTAAATTCTATAATAGATAATAATGCAGATATGAAAGATGCTTTTGCATCTAGATTAAAAACTTACACAGGTGATGCAAAAGGAGAAGCATTAAAAGATAGATTAATAGCAGGACAAAGACAAATTTTTGGATCTATTCAATTAACATCTAATAAACTTCAAAGAGAATATGGAATAACTGACTCAAATGTTTCTATGCAAATAGCTACTCATATGCATGGTTTAAATTATCAATGGATTAAAGAGAATGATGGTTTTGGAGAAGAAGGTGAAACAGATTTAACTATGTCTGTAATGCCTAATATGAACTGGAATTCTCACTTAGCTTTAGCAGCTATATATGATATTGAACAAAATAATAAATTTATTGGTAGAGTTCAACTTAATGATGTTGAAGTAGATGGTGAAATAATTTATGGTTTAAGAACTAAATTACTTGCTAAAGCAACAGATGGTTCTGAAATATTATCTGCACCACAAATAGTATCATTATGGGGAGATGTAAATGATGCAGGATCAGGAGGATTTTTAGGACAAGGTAAATTTAAAGGTATGCCTAATTATACTAACTTACAGAATAATGGAGTAAATACAATAGCTAAAGTACATAGAAATGTATTAAGAAGCAATACCCCAAAAGAAGAAATAAAGCCTGCACAAATAACTTATACTGAAGATGAAATGGATCAACATTTTAAATGGAGATTTAGAAGGGACCCACAAGATTTAAAACTAGCTTTAGGTATGGATTTTATAGATAAACAATCAATCTTTAATAATACAGGCGGTGCAAAATATATAGATGAAATCAGAAAAACAGAAAAAAGAAAAGAACTAATATCAAAAGGTATTTCAAAAATTGGTCAAGGAATTAAAGAAAGTTTTTTAAGTGTTATTGAAAAACAAAAATTAATAAATAGTTTAGAAGGTAACGATAAATTATTATATCAACACTCAAGTGATAAAGATGCTTTTTTAATTAATTATAAAAAAAGAATGGAGCAATAAATAATGGTTGATTCTGTTGCAACAAGAATGCAAGATTACTATGCTAAACTAGATAAAGGTGAAGATGTATCTAATTTTAATGTAGTTAAAAATCAACAAGAACTAGATCTATTAAATAAATACGCAGAAGCCCCAAGCACTGTTACAGCATTTGAAAATGATCCTGATGTAATTAAAAATTATGAAATTGTTACAGACTATTTAGGAAATAATCAAACTGTAATGAAAGGACTAGCTGATCCTGCTAGTTTATTTAAAGGTGATAAAGCAGAGTTTATGCGTGATGAGTTTAGAATATCTACTCTTATTAATAGAGCTATGACACTTGAAGATGCTCCTGAAGAAGTTAAAGTAGCATATAATAATTTAAGAGATGATTGGAACAATGCAAAAATTTCAGGTGTTGGAGAAACTTTAGATGCTGTTAAAGATTATGGTATAGATTTACTATTTAATTATGAAACTATACCTATGGTAGCAGCTACTATATATTCAGGTGGTTCAGCTTTAGGTGCAAATGCAGCAGCAAGAACTGGATTAAAAGCAGCATTACAAAAAGGATTAGCTACAGCAAGTAATAATCCTGTAAAGTATGGTGCAGCTTATGGTGGTGCTTTTGGAAGTGCAGCAGATATATCAGCTCAAAATTTAAATATTAGTTTAGACAATCAAGATGAAATAAACTTTGGTCAAACTGCTTTGGTAGGTACTTTAAGTTCAGTTTTAGGTGCAGGTATTAGTTATGGTTTATCTAAAGTAGGAAGTAAGATAGGACAAAGAAGACTTGAAAGAGATACAGAGTTAGACAATACTCCTCCACTTTCAGAGTCTAAAGGAATAGTTTTATTTAATGAAGGTATAGAAGGAGAATATATACCTAAGTCAGGTGAAGAAATAATTGATAGAGTAGATCGTTTATTAACTGGAAAAACAGGAAGAGTTGTAGATATAGAAGATGGAGACTTTGAAGATATTATTGATGATTTTGTTGAAGATATTGGTGGTGGTGCAACTACTAGAGATGAAGTAGAAGATATTGTTATAGGAGCTTTAAAGTCTGGAGAAACTGGTAAAAAAGTAAAAAATAAAATAGCTTTTGAGTTATGGAAAACTACTACTCAATTATTAGGTACAGCTTTTGTAGGTAAGTCTTCTGGCATTTTAACAAGCTATGTACCTTATTCTAAAACTGCAGAAAGTTTAAGACAAAGATTATCTTTTGATTTTGGTATTGGAGTTAAGAATACTAAAGAACAAGTAGGTATGGATTTTGGTGAAGTTGCTAGAAATATTACAGGTGGTTTTAGAGAAAGATATAAAGCTGCTATAGAGCCTCTTGCATTAAACACAGTTAAAGGTAATTTAGAAGATGATGTTAATGCAGCATTAAATAGAGCTATAAGGGGTCAATTATCTCCTGATAAAACTATAAATATTGCCGCTACAAAAATTCAAAATCTTTTTAAAGATATAGGTGATGAACTTTTTGATTTAGGTTTAATTGATAGAAAGGTAGAAAATTATATTCCTCGTATGTGGAATCGCAAAGCTATTGAAAATAATCAAAATGATTTTGCTAAACTTTTAGTTGAAGAGGGTGAAGCTGCAGATTTAGTAGAAGCAGAAAGAATTATAAAAGAAATGTTAGATATTGAAAATCAAATAGGTGGAGGAACTTCAGGACACTTTTTTTCAGCTAAACGAAAATTTATAGATATACAAAATGAATCAAAGTTTGTAGATTTTTTAGAAGATGATTTATTAAGTGTTGTTGAAAAATATAATTTCCAAGCAGGTAAAGCTATATCAAAAGTAAAAGTTTTAAATTCTAGAAGTGAAAGAGAATTTATAGAAAAATGGATTAACCCTATTGCAGCAGAAATGAAAGCAGCAGGTCGTGAATTATCAAGAAAAGATAGACTTAAAATTAGAGATCTTTATAGATTAACTACTGGAGAAAATTTAGAAAGATATTCTGATACTATTCAAACTGGAATGGATGGCTATCAATTAGCAACTAGGATGGCTATGTTACCTTTAGCTACAATAGGTAGTATAACAGAAATACTTATTAACATAGGTAGGGGTGGAGCTTTAAGTGCAGCAAAAGGATTTAAAGAAGCTTCTGAAGTAGCATATAAAACAATTACAAATGATTTACATACAGAATTAAAAAATCGTCATGGCTTAACAGCTAATGAAGTATGGAGAGAGTTACAATCTTTTGGTAAAGCAGTAGATCAATCTGTAGGTCAATTAGGTAATCGTCTTGCAGGTGATGATCTTATACATGAAGGATTGCAGAAAACAAGTAATAAATTTTTTAGATTAAACTTACTAGATCAATGGACTAAGTTTGTTCAGATTGCTTCATATTCAACAGGTAAAAGTTTAATTGAAGATAACTTAAATGCTATTGCAGCTCATGGATCAAAAGCTCGTACAAAGAAAATAGAAACTATGATTGGAGAGCTAAATGATTTAGGAGTTGATTACCAAAAAGGTATAGCTTGGGTTAATAGCGGTGCTAAAAGAACTGATGATTTTTATAAAGAGTTTACTAGAGGTGCTGCTAGATATGTAGATGGAGTAATACTACAACCTAACGCAATGTCAAATTTAAAACCAATGTTATATTCAAATCCTAAGACAACAATATTATTTCAATTGTTGGGCTATCCTGCTGCTTTTACAAATACTATTCTTAAAGGAGCTGCAAAATCTTTAGTAAAAGATCCTGTTAGGAATACCCCTAAAGTATTAGCTGCGGCTTTATCAATGACAGCAGCAGCTAGATTTATGAACTGGGCTCGTTCTCGTGGTGAAAGTGAAGCATGGCATATTGATGAAGCAGATAAGAACATGAAAGCTATTGCTCGTTGGGGTGGTAATGGTTTATTTTTAGATACTTTTACTCGTGCTAAAAATGCAGCTATGTATGGTGATAATATACTTGGATATGCTACTATGCCTTTTGGACCTGTAGCAGGTGAAGCATTAAACTTATTTCAAGGAAAACCTGCACAAGTAATAGGTAATAAAGTTCCATTTGTAGGAGCAGGTAATATTTTTCTTGGTCCTGAAATGATGCGTAAATATAGAAAGTCTTTAAAGGAATTAGATAGAGATTTAAATGATAAGTTTGTTCCCGACTTTCCAACAAATGTAGGTAGGGATTCTTTTAGTATAGGTGGAAAGGCAGGGCAAAAATTAGGATCTGAATTAGCTAAAGCTTTAGATGCTTCTACAGAAGGTTTGTTTAAACCTGAACTATTAAATAAAACTGCAAAAGATATTAAAAACGAAGTAACTTTAACTACTAATTTAGAGAAGTATACTCCTGATTTAGCGGATGATATAGCTTTAAGTAATATGGCTTTAGATGATGTAGACTTAGAAGATTATATACTTACTGCTTCTCGTTCAGTTTTTAATGATCATAACGCTAATGACGATTTAGTGCAATTAAGTGAAGTAGTAGATCCAGATTATACTTTATATCATTCTATTAGTTCTCATGTAAATAAATTAAATGATAAAAAAATTAATTTATTAAGACCTGAATATACATCTGCAAAAGATATAGAAGGGTTAGAAAATCTTACTAATTATGTTAGTCATTATATAAGAAGCTTAGAACCTTATAAAGATGTAACTACAGAAGGAGCTAAAAAAGCTGCGAAGCAACATATAGCAAGAATAATAGATAAAGAAGATAAAGAAATATTTAATTTTATAAAAGAAACTGCCTCTATAACTCCTGCTAAAATTGTAAGAAGTTTAGAAGATGCTCAACCTTCAATAAGTATTAAAGAAAGAAATAAATTAAAAGATGAATTTGTAAAAGATTCAACAATAAAAACTCCTGTATATCGTGGTGTTAGTAGTTTTAATGATTATGATTATGAAATAGCTTTTCCGTTTCCTAGAGAAACAGGAGTACATTTTGGAACTGAAGGTCAAGCAAACTATCAAGCTATGAAAGCTTTTGATGAATATGCAGTCATTGAAAACTTTGCTATGACCAAAACTGTTGATAAAGGACAATTTGATAATTTCTTTAGAGAAGCACTAATAGAAACACCTAATCAAGAAATTCCTCCTATGTCTATTCTTAAAGGTTATGTAAATATTAAAAATCCTTTAGTTATTGAACATGATATGTCAAGTTGGGATGCAGCAAATCTTTTAACATATGAATTTAATGATTTGTTAGATGCTTTAATAGAAAACACTAAAGGCAAATCTTATCCAAAAGAATTGTTTGAAGACTTAGAAAAGTTATCTATGAAGGCTATGAAGATAAAAGATAGCTATGTTAAAAAAGAAAATTTAGATAGGGAAGAAGGTATACAAACTAAATTAATTGAAAATAAACTTATGTTTATGTTAGAAAATAATAAGCTAACTAAAGATTTTCAAAATATTTTAAAGCGTTTTGGATTTGATGGAATTAAATATTTTAATGAAGTAGAGCCTTCGTTTGGAGTTGGTTCTTTTAGAGATGATAATTATTCATATATTGCTTTTGATCCTAATCAATTTAAAATAGAAAGCTCTTCTCGTTTTAATCCAAAAGATCCTAGAGATAGAAAAAATGAAGGTGGTTCTATAATTGCTAGAACTTTAGGTATATCTAATGAAGCATTATCTTGGGCTAAAAGTCAACGAAATAGATTTCCTAAGAAAGAAAGATTTGATGGTGTCGGTGATGCTGCAGCTCATTTAGCATTAGGGTTTATTACTCAACAAGCTAAAAATCCTAAAGCAGCTTTGTTTGCTGCAAATGCAAGAGAGTTAATAACCTTTGATAGAATTGGTGGCGAAATGGATATATTTAATAATAATCTAGGTGCTACTATAAAAGCTTCTAATTATAAAGATGCAGAAAAAATTATAGATAATTTAATCTCTGATAGAAAAGCTATGTTTATGACCCCAAATGAAAGTAGAATGAGAAGAGGATATGCTGAAGGTGGAGAACCAAAATATACAGTAAAGAAAGGAGATACTCTTTCTGCTATAGCTAAAAACACTGGAAATACAATAGAAGCTATAATGTCTATTAATAATATAGATAATCCTAATTTAATTTATGTAGATCAAAAAATTGCTATTCCTATGGAAAAAGATTTTAAAGAAAATAAAATTTTATCTACACTAGAGAAAAAAAGAAAAAAAAATAAAATTTTAAATGCACTTCGAAATAAAAAAAATAGAGTTAGTAACTTTATAGGTGATTTAAAAAGGGGTGCAAATAATCAAGTAATAAAAAACTTTGCAGATTTTTTTAATCCTTTTCAAAAAACTAAAACAGAAAAAGATTATAATCCTAAAGTTATAGATGCTTTGCGTTTTGCTACAATAAATGCTTTAAATAAAGGAAAAAATAATATTGATTATAGTGATTATAATTTAAAAGAATCTAATGTTAAAGCACAAGTAGCTAGTCCAGATCAAAGAAGAAAAGATAATTTACAATCTCGTATGCTTTCAGGAGATATAACACCAACTGAAGAAGCTGCATTTTCAGTCGGTGGAGCTACTTTATCTTTTGAAGATGATAAAGTATTTGTTAATGATGTATATGATTTTAGCAAAATTAAAGAAAGAATATCAACAGCATTACCTGATAATTATACTAAACTTAGGACATTTTTAGGTAAAGTTAAACTACCTACTAACCCTTATAAAAGTAAAATTTATATAGGAACAATAAATGAACTAAGACAAGGATTTAATATAGGTGGTAAAATTGGACAGAAGTTAGCACCTAAATTAGCTGAAGGTTTTTATAGTCCTTTAGAAAAAGCAGCTTTAAATGTAAAAAGAGAAAAAGGATTAGATACAGATTTTTTGAATGAGTTAAAAGCTATGCCTAAAGTTACTAAAGATGAATTAGAATTTTCAGGAATAGAAGAATCTCTTTCTAAAAATAAAAAAATAAATAGAGAAGAGTTTGAGGATATTGTAAAAAATTCTAGAATCCAAATAAACACTATTAGAGGTTCTAATCAAAAACAGTTTGATGAATTTGATGAATTTGGATTTAAACAAGCTTTTGAGGATATGGGTCTAGATGCAATTCCTGAAAAAGAGTTAGAAGAACTTGTATATAATAAGTATCAATCTTACGATAAACTTAAAAGATATGAAGATGGGCTAATGCCTTTTGATGAAACAGAAAGGTTTATTAAAACCATGAAAGAAGATTATATATATGTACAAAAGAAAGCAGATGAGTTTTCAAAAGGACTACCGCCTGAAGATTCAGCTTTTAATACTCAGTATGATAAGTATACTTCAGCAGGCGACTTAAATTCTAAGCCTATAAACTACAGAGAAATACTACTTTCTATAAAATCAGAAAATCCTGAGTTTTCTAAAAAAGCTAGTAAAGTAAAATTTTATGGTAATGAAGGTCATTGGGGAAATGAAATGATTCTTATTGATCATAGTAAAGCAAATCCTGATAATATAAAGAAAACTGTGGCTCATTTAAGAGTTGCTGATGGTTTTATAGATAATAAAACAGGATTGATAATTGAAGAAATGCAATCTGATTTACACAAAGCAGCTAGGGATGTTGGATATTTAGATGAAACAATAAAACCTAAATTAAATGATGATAAGATTAAAGAAACTATAGAGGAAATAGAACAAAAAATAATTCAAAAATATGATGATATAGAAAAAAAAGTAAAAGGATTTAAAAAAGAATATA